TGTAGCAGAAATTTGAGATTTAAATAAATCAAGTAAACCCTCACTTCTTAGCTTTTCTAGAAAAGCTGCATTACTATTATTATTTGCAGCGGCGGCTGTTAAACTACCATATCTTCTTGTTAGACGACTTGCTCTATCTAGAGCTTCTCGTTGTTCTCTATTTAAGTTATTTACTTCCTCTGAGTTTGCACTAAGCACTTTATTTGCTTCAGCGGCTGCAAGTAGTCCATCTGCATATTCTCTTGAAATTGCTCCTGCTTCAACAAATCTGTTTACAGTTTCTGAATCTACACCTTCCAATCTGAAAGCACCCATTAGTCTTTCATCTATTAAAGTAGTTACTTCTTCTAAACTTTTTGTTTCTAAATCTTGTCCAAATACACGAAGAACTCCTTGATAAGCTCTTTGTAATCCATTTGCTGCATCATTAAACTCATTGAATTTTTTTGTAATTTGTAATACTTGGTCTGTTGTTTCTGAAGATTGCTTATTAAATGCAATAAGTGCTTTTGTTTGTTCTAAGAAACTTAAGTTAGCATTTTCTGTTGCAGTTACTTGAGTTTCAAATCTTTTACGAAGTTTGCTTGATATTTTTCCTGATTCATCTAATTGTTCATTTAAAGCCCTAGCTTCTTCTTTTCCTGTTGCAAAAATTTGAAATAAAGTTGTTGCTATAGCAATAAAAGGAGCTATTTTCATAGTGACAGATGTTATTGCAGCACCTAAGTTTTGAACTCCTACACCAAGAATACCAATACTACCTTTTGTTGCTAAAGAAACTTTCCCCATAAAACTTATGTTTTTAGTTGTGCCTGGAATTTTTGTTTCTTTTATTTTAGTTTTTAAATCTCCAAATGCAGCGCTTAGTCCTTGAGTTTCTGCTATACCAGTAACATCAGCAACACCTGAACTTACTGCAGCTCTTTGTTGTAGACCTTCTAATTGTCTTGCGGCAAAAGAACCCTCTCTTGCTTTAAGTTTTCCTGTTCCAATTGCATTAAGTTTCTTTTCTGCGCTTAGTTCTTCATTAATTAATTTTAATTTTTTATTTAATAATGCTAACTCATCTTTAATTATTTTCTTACTTTTATCTCCAGCTTTTAGTTCTGCCTGTTTAAGTAAAGCTACTCTTTTTTCTAATGCATTTTTCTTTCGTGTTAAAGTATTTGCTTCTGCAATCTCTTTATTAATATCTTTTGCCGCTTTTGCTTGTGACCTAAATCTAGGTGTTATTTTGTCTTCTGTCTCTAATCTTTTTTGAGCCTCTCTTGCGGTTTTTCGTTGGTTTTTTGCAATTTCTCTTTCTGCTTTTGTATTCGCATTAGCTTTATTTTCTACTGACTTAATATATTTCTGAGCATCTTCTGCTGCGAGTGCTGCCCCTTCTGCTATTCTACTATTAAATTGACCGAGTGCAGGAACTGCTAATTTTAGAAGTGTACCTGCTACTACTACAAATATAGTAGTTAAAATAGCTTTATTATCTGCAAGAAAGCCTACTAAAGGCCCTATTGTTCCGGTAACTAATCCAGTTAAATTTATAGAAATATCTCTAAGAGAAGCAGCTAATCTAGTAAATGCATCAGGTTCAACTTCTTCTGCATACTCTTGGAATTTTTTAGTACCTTGCTCTAAGATTTGATTTAAAAACGCTTGTCTTTTTTCTGCTTGAGAAAGTGAGTTAGCTGTTTTACCTAATTGTGCTGCATATATTCTTGAGGCTTCGTCCACACGAACAAACAACCCGATCTCGTCGAGTATTTCTGGTTCTAGTTTGATTGCACCTCTGAATATTCTATCCAGAGCGTCTGGTAGGTCTCTACCTAATGATATCGCCGCTCCTTTTGCGACTTGTGTTAAACCTTCAATCTCTGTTGTGCTTAGACCAGCACTAGATGCCAGAGATACTTGGCTGAATGCAGCAGCTAAATCTACTGCACCTCCTGAAGCTTCAACTAATCTTTGTGATAAAACATCAATACTCGTTCCCCCACGAGTACTTAATATTTCCATTGATTGAGTAAGTTGATCTATTCTTGCTGCTCTCTGTAGAACACCGAACGCAGCTGTAAGAGCAAAGACGTTTGCAGCAAGTAACGCGTAGGCTCTAACTAATCCACCAGAACCATCAGAGCCTCCGAGGTTTTGTTGCATTTTAGAAAAGTTTTTAGACGCACCAGAAGAAATACCTGCAACGCCTTTAATTTCACGCCCAGTTTTATCTATCTGTTTACCAGTTTTCTTTGCGGACGATTCAACACCGTCCATTTCCTGTTTGGTCTTTTTGAGGTCTTTTTGGACAACACTTATATTTTTGCCCTTTACAACGACTTCTAAATTTGCTATTACCTTTGACATTATTTTCTTTTTATTTTCTCGTACTCAGCTTTTAGCCTTTTCTGTGAGATTTCTATATCTCTGCTCTCTAACATTGTTACTATATCAAAAACATAATCAACATTATGCTCTTCTACTCCATACTTATTTAGTATGAAATCAAAATTTGTAAAATCTTTGCCTACAAATCCTAAATCTGGATAAACTTTACTGCCTAAAGTATTGTATACATTTAGTGCTGTAATTACTATATCAGGAAAATCTTCCCAAGCTGGTGGACATTTTTCCCAATCTACATCTTGGTTTGTTTGTTCACACATCTCAAGATATTGGTCTTTCGACATACCAACATCTTTATTGTCCAGATACGACTGCAGCTTTTGGTTTATTATTTCCTTGTTCTGGGCTACGAAAATTTTCCAGGTCAAAAACTATGTCGTTTAACCAATTATCAAATTCGCTTGAATTATCAACTAATAATTTAGCATTGTCATCGGTATACGGTAGTAGCGCCTCCTGGTCTTGTCCTTTTAAATCCACTAAAACTAAATCTTCTAAATATTTTAGTTTTAACCCTTTCCAGTTTTTAACTGTAGCTTTTGTAAATTCTTCTACAAATTTATCATCATTCATGATTTCTTCAAAAATTCTTGACTTTCTATTGAACTTATTTTCAGTAGAGTTCTTTCTTAGTTTTTGAAGTTCTTTTCTTGATAGATTCGCTAGTTCAACTGAGAATCCATCTAATCCTGGGAAATCGACCCAAGTAGTTTTACTATCAACTAGTAATGATTTTAATTCCATTTTTTCTCCTGTAATTTTTTAATATGTTATAATACTTCCTAAGTTAGCAGGACTAGTGACTAATCTATAATCAAAAGTCTGCGTAAATACTTCTCCTTGTCCAGTTCTTTTTGTAAACATACAAGTTGATAAGTTTGCATTTAAAAATGTAGAACCATCAACTAGAGTTTTAATCGCAACTGTAGATGAAGTATCAAAAGTTTGTGCTGTACTAGAGTTATTACTTGTAAAAAATTGTGTTATATTTCCACTTACTACTCTATTATTTAAACTATAAGTAGTAGGGTACATTGCGTCACTTGCTGATGAAACATTTAAACTATTTTGTAATGTTTCAAAAGGAGTCCAACTTATGTTATTTTGTACACTCAATGTTGCAGCTTGTAGGTTAGGAACATCAGTTCCATCTACCTCTACATCAAGGAGAGATAATGTGGGATTTCTTGTGGCACTTGGAGAAACCAAGTTTCCAGGTAGGCTAAAAGAAGCATTTCCCACTCTTGATAGCTTTTGTCCATTTCCACTTACAGTTAACATAAGTGGTTGGTTTTTTGCTAAACTAAACTCTCCTGAAGTAATGACACACCCTTCTATTTTAAAAGTGCTTTCTCCAGTTACTATGTACATATCAAACGATTGTAATAATTGTTCGCCTGAACTTGTATCATAGTCAGTTAATAAACTTTTCACGATGCTTTCGTCTTTCTCTTTCGTAAGACAAACAGCAAAACTAAAGTTGGCAGGATTTGCTTTTGTTATACTCGTTCCTTGAAACATTTTTGTCTGATCGTGCAAAGTCTTCTCTTCGTATGCATCTTCCGCAAATGTTTGGTTGAACGAAAGTTCGGGAGTAACCTTTATATTATAACGATTACTCCCGATTACCAAATGTACGGCACTTTCTCTAAGAAAGTTGTATGCCGCCATGACTGTTATACAGCTGCACTACCAGATTCTGCATATCCACTTTCTGAGTGGACGGTGGAGCCTTTATATTTGACTGCCATTTCATCACCTGTTAGTAAGTCTGTACCGTGTGCTGAGAACTCAATTGTTGTTGAGATAATATCAGCAGTTTCAATTGTAGGGATTTGTAAGTGAGCCTTTGGTATGTCGAACTCAACTACTGGAACAGCCGAAGATGCTCCGCCCATGAATAAACTCATATCAAACGAGTTAGAAACTAAACTTGTTGCTGCAGCTAGGTCTGTTAGCAACTGGTTAGAACCGTTAGCTTTTGTATCTAAATAGCAGGTTAAATTACCTGATATTTGTCTTGCTCCTGTAAATGAGCCAATTGGTTTATCCACCAATCCAAGAGTTTCAGGTGTTACATATGTAATGTTATTAGCAATTGTAATTGAACCACCAGTAATATTAATATCATATGTAGTTGTAGAATCAGACGCGTCAGGGTCTAAGATTCCACTAGAGTTCTTGGTTGCGGATAATGTTAATGTTGAGAGTTTATTTCTCAAGTAATCAGCATCATCAGGACCAGTTACATCAGCATAGTTGTACTTTTCAATGTAAGTAACAACCTTTGTTTCTGTATCGGTTCCACTTATTTTAGCATGCAATGCTTTTGAAGGGTCTTCAATCGCACTGGTAACCTGATCAATAGTTGTTGCATTACCAGACCATGCTAATGTTGCAATACCATCAATTGAGAAGTCAATCTCACATTGGTTAACTTGTGCTTCGTTTAGTCTATAAGTTGTATTTTCTAGTGCAAAGAAAATGTTTAGTTTTAATAATTCGTGATGGTCAGACCTTACAAATGAAATATCCGCATCGGTTGAATCACATGTAACTGCTGGGTCACTAACAGTACCACTTGGGTCTGTATCTGTTATACTAGCACCAGCAATTGCTGCCCATAGAATGTTTTCGACCATATCCATGTCATTGTTGCCTCTAAAACTTGCAGCACCGTGTTTAAACGGTCTTACATATGTTGAGAAGCTCCATTCTGCAGGTGGTAAAGAATCGTTAAATCTTTTTGAACCCCTGTTTGGACTTGCACCTGCTTCACTAATTGTTATATCAGTAGCATCACTTCCTTGAGAAAAACTATACCCATCTAATACACCAATTCTAAAAGTATTTGCATCGCTTTCGTTACCTTTAAAAAGTCCTAATCCTGTTCTTGAACCTTCGGCAGTTACTCCAGCTGAAGCTGTAGTTACACCATTAACAGTTAATACTAAACCATTAGCACCACTTCCACTAGAAGCAGTTGAAGTTACAGTATCATTATCAGCATAACCTGAACCCCTAAAGTTGTTAGGAATAAAGAACTCAGTTGCAGCGCCACTACTTACAGCAGCGACGATAGCTTTGAAGTTAGTTCCACTTCCAGATGTAGTTCCAAAAGTAAGAATATCTCCAACAGCATGACCAGAGTTAGTACCTGAACTTGCGTCCACAGTAAGTACATTACCTCCAGCAGCTGTTACTCCATTAACTGAGCTAACAAATACTTTGGTATTTCTCGATAGATTTAAAGCCATTGCTTTCTCCTATTATTCTCTTTGGAAAGGACTCCGCGTCATATTAATGAGCGTTATCGTTTCCTAGTATCGTACTTCGACTACAATCTCTCCTATGCCTAATGGCTCTATAGCTCCTTCATCAGTTGTAATACTTTGTATTGTCATCTGAGTAGTCTGCTCTATAGGGTCGACTGTATCATCATACACCATTTGATCACTTTCATCTATGATTTTTTCAATATCTTCTAATAAAAGTGATAATTCTTCTTGAGCATCTTCTTCGTTTTTAACATATGCTCGTATTGAAAGTAGTAAAAATCTCCACTTAAACCCACCAGGCTGATATTGTCTTGTTTCGTCTCCTGCAACAACACAGACTTTTGGGTATTGTTCTATTTCATCTAAAAATACTATTTTGTCACTAGCATTATTAAATATGTTTGTATGGTATGGGTGTGTACCTGTTAGTGTTTCTTTAAGTTTATCTTTAAATGCGGAAGCTATCTTCTTTCTCGCTGTTCTATAAACTGTAGTCACTATGTTCTCCTAAGTGTAAAAGTAAATTTTGTTTTCGATATTTGTTCTGCCAAGTTTCTTATACTTTTTGCTATAAGAGGTTTCGGATTATATCCTACAGGCCACCTGCTTCTACCTGTATTTTCAAATGTTTCATAAGGGTTAAGTTGATAAGTATAATTACCTACAACTGTTTTTGCCGCTTGTCTTAAGTTTAATAACTCAGCGCTATTTGAAAATCTACCAGTCTGATTTATTAGTGCTGGTCTTCCCATGTTTCTTCTAACTTCTGCGGGTAGTCTTCTATTTATGGCGGTTTTTAATTTATTTAATTCTCTTTGTATGCTACCAGAATCTCTTTCATCGTCGCCTTTTCTTTTAATTCTTGCCGTACTTACTGCTGTTGCAATAGCATCGAGTTTACTACTAGTTTTATTAGTTGTTCTTCCTTGCTTTAAAGATTTTTTTGCAAAAGATTGACTTGTTGTCTTTTTACTAGAAGTTTTTGTTCTTTTTGGTTTCTTACCTTTAAATACATCTGCAAATTGTTCGCCTAATTGTTGTTCTATTGCTTTTGACCCTAATATTTCAGTTGGTTTATTGTTCAGTATAATACGTTTAGCTTCGTTTACTTTCTCTAATGTTTTTGCATCTAAATCTAGTTTATCACCACCTGTCGTTGTAGTTGTTTTAAGTATACCTTCTACAGCTTGCCAGTCACTTTTGTCTTTATGGTCTGACTTAGTTTCTATTTTTATTTTTGCTATCTCGCCATCTCTTAGTCCAACATCTTTTTCTTTTATTTCAGTAATATCAAGAACTCCGTTAGTTTGTAGTGCCTGGTAAGCTTTCTCTAAATTTGGAGGGGTCATTCCTTTAGGCCCCTTTTGAGCAAAAGTGTTTTCTATTGCCTCTCCAAATGCTCTAACTTCTCTTAACTCGTCTACTACTACTTTTAATCCACTTATTGAGGTGCCTGCTGTATCCCTAGGGTTTCTTGTTGCCGATGGCGCCCTTGTCATTCCTAATCCATATAAGTCTCGAGGAACAATACCACTACCAGTAACACCTATCTGAAGAGCACCTTCTGCATTATCAATTACTTTTACTAAGTTAATAATTAAAAGACTTAAAGTTTGATTAATTGGAGCCATAGTTATATGGTCTAATTGATATACAGTTTTTTCTCCAATTGTAGAACGCAACTGTCTTAGTCTTTTACTTAATTCAGATTGTTGTCCTTTGTCAAGAATGTCTTCAAATCCTATTTGTTTTAATTTGTCTAGTGATATATCAAGTTTTGTTAAAAAGTCAGTCGAATCGTCTATCTGAATTTCTACTTCTTTCCTTAATTTATCTGCAAATTCTTGAGAATCTTTAAAAGTTGCCTTTCTAACATCTTTTAATAAATCTGTAAACTTTTTTCCTTTTACAGGAGTACTAGTAGTTTTATAACTAAATGCCATTATTTATGTACCTTATAAAAATCAAGTATTCTTTTTATATGGTCAGGAAACCCAATATTCTCTCTCAAGCTAGTTGAAACAGGGTTTTGCAACTGAGCTCCTGCAATACTTAGTCTTTCTTTTCTTTCATCTTTTAAATAGTATTTAACTAAATCAAAACATGCTAGTTTTAAATCTGCAGGAGTACTTGCGTATCCTGCTCTGTAAACGACTTTAACTGCTTTTCTTCCCATTGGAAAAGCTTTATCACTAGAAGCTGTTGTTCTTCTAATAATATCTCTTTCAGTATCTATTACATATTCATACTTACCACTAGAGTCTGAGTTTTCGCTAATCAGAGTAGTATAACTATCTGATTGTCCTGTTCTTTCTTGAACTAGACTTACACTTATAAGCGGACTCTCGTCAGTCATTACTACAGTAGTCGCATTATCGTGTATGTCAAAAAATTCAGTCTTATCTGTGCTATAAAAGTCTATAATAGATGTGCCACAGTAAGTCTTTACAGCTTGACTTATTGACGGAATAATTACAGCAAGTTTTGAGTCTTCTCCCACACCAGTAAGACCCGCAAAATCTTTATATTCTTGTTTTGTAATTAAGTCTGCCATATTTTTCTCATAAAGTGAGGGGATAGGCTCCCCTCAAGCCTTTCGTTTAGCTATTAGCTAGATTTGTAACTTCTGATGTGAACAGATGTTGCACCGTCAATCATGTCGGTAAATCCAAGTCTTTGTGAAGCCACAAGGACTCTTCTTTGGTTTTCAACATCATAATCTGATTCAACTGTCACGCCTCTTAATCTAGGCATTACGTAGTTTCTAGGATACAATGCAATAGCATGAACCTTACTTACTGCTGGTGAAGCAAATTCGTCAACTAGTAATACTCTTGAGCCGAACACTTGTCCGATTTCACCTGAAAGCTTTGTTGCCATGTCGCCAACTAAATTAGCGTCTTGGAACTCTGGGTCTTCTAATAAACTGAAATACTCTTGTTGGTTAACTAAGTAAACAACTTCAGATGGGCTTACACCATATTTACCCATTTTCTTTCTCATTGCAAGCAACTGTAATGCTGTTAGTTTATCACTAGCAAAAGCTGTTGTTGATGCAGTAGAGTGAGTACCAGAGCTATCATCTTGTGCTGCAAGTTGGATTAAACCATCAAACGCACCTGATGAATATACACCATTAGCAGAGTTATTACCCGCTACGATAGCGTTTTCAATACCTCTTGCATGGGATCTTACCATTGATTCTCTTATGAGAGGTAAGATTGGCATAATAGCATCTTCTTCAGTCTCATTACCTATGAAGGATTTTGAGATTAGTTTTACAGTAGAAAGAGTTCTTTCTGTTAAATCAACACCACCTGCTGAACCAGGGTTGTATGCATCACCTCTTTCTGACAAGTTACCATGTGGTGAAGAACCACTAGCAGCTTGGTTAGAAGTAAATTCAGCATAACCTGAATCTGGTAATATTGGAATAATCATATTAGCAGAACTCATTGGAATTTCTCTAAATAGAGGTGCTAACACCAATTCATTCTGAATATCTCTTTCAATATTTGTTGAAACAACTTGTTCAAAGTCTGCACTGGATACTTGTACACCTGAATGTTGGTTTACTTTTTCCATAATATTCTTAGCGAACTCAGTATCGTTACCTCTACCTGTTGCAAGTCCTAAGAATTTTGCGTCCATGATGTCGTTTTCAAATGCTTTTTTCCAGTCGCCTTGGCCAGTTCTGTCTGAGAAAACTCTTTTTGACTCTCTGATATTCATGATTTCTTCAGATTTCTCAGCTAACTGAGATTCCAGTGATTTAACCACTGTCTCTAAATCTTCATGCTTTTCATTGACTCTTTTCTCAACATCAGACATTAGCTTTTCAGCTCCAGATAAACCTGCTTCAATAACAGATTTTTGTTCTTCCTGCTTAGCTTCTTGAACAGCCTTTTCTTCAGCTTCTACTTCAGCTGCTTTCTCAGCGGCTTCTACTTTAGCTTTATCTTCTGCTGCTTTAAGTTCTGCTTGCTTCATTGCGTACTGAGCAACAGCTTTTTCAGCTGCCTCTTGTGCGAATTTGTCAAGATCGAACTCTGGAGAAGTTTCAGGATTCATTTTTTCTTCTGACATATCAGTCTCCATTTTTTGGGATTGCTCCCCACTTGGCTGCTCAATTTTCACAGCGTCTGCTGAGTCTACCGAGTTAGCCTTAATAAATTGCGTCTTAAATTTTTCATAGTCCTCCATGTTATCGAATGACTTTGCCACAGAGAATGTTGCTCCCTGATTGCAAGGTACTGATACCACAGAAACTTCAAATAGTTCCGCGTCCTTTATTTTATATCCGTCAGTTTCAGTCATGTAATCTGCGTCCTTGACTCTGAAGCCAACGGAAAATGCTCCAAGGACACCGTCTTTAACTAAATCTTTTATTTCACCTGCGGCTTTAGATATTCTTCCAGAAATCTCCAAACCTTTGTCGGTTACTTCTAAACCTGTTGCTCTACCGATAGGCTTATTGTGGTCATGATTAAAGAGTAATACAGGATTATTTTTAAAATTTTCTAATCCACCCTTTGTCCATGCCTCGCTTTCGATTATATCGCCAGCTCTATCTAGTGCATTTGTACTTGCAGAACCTTTGATGTTTATTCCACCATCATCGGTTTCGCCTAAGGTTTTAAAATTATTAGTCCAATGAAAAATCTTTTTAGACATTACTTTTTCTCCTTTTTAGCTTTCGGTTTCTTAACCACTGGTTCTTCAACCGGTAGAGAAACAGGATATCTAAAATTTACTACGGAAAGAACTCTATTCCAAGAGCCAAAGTATCTTCTTAACACAAAGTCTTTGACTGGAACATCACTTCCGTAAGATTTGTATTCAACTAAATCCATCTTTTCTACGCCTTTTTCGACGAAGAATTCGGAAACAGCTTTTATCATCATATCTTTTGTCATTTGCTTATTCCTCTGCTTGGGATTCACTTGGATTTGATTCACCTTCTTCAATTGGTGAGTCATTTCTAGGTCGTCCTCCCTCCTCTGGATTTACCGCTGAACCTGCTATATTTGCTGGAACTCTTGGCACATCAAATCCTTCTACAGGGTCTTTGCCTAGAGCTTCTCTAGCTTCGTTCGGACTTATTATGCCAGTATTTACTAAAGTAGCATAATAAGCTGCTTGGTCTCTTAATTCAGGTTGTAAAGCAGGTATTCCTGTTACATCTTCATTAAGTTTAAATCCAAAATATCTTTCTAACGCATATCCTACTTTTCGTACTATAGGTAGTATAGTTTCTAAATAGTATAGTCTATGATTAGGTCTTATATTTGCATTATTACCACTGTCCATTAAGATAGGTGGTATTCCTAATGCTTCAAGAATTATTTTTTCATTCGCTTTAATTGAATCTTGAAAATCTAACTCTTTAAAATTAATTTGTGACATTGGCTCTACTTCTAAGCCTCCGTCTAAAATAAGAGGTCTTCTGCCTCCAGTATTTGGATTATACCTCATACTCCATGCTTGTAACATTCTTTCTTTGATTTTCTCTGAAAGAGTATTAGGTGATTTCAGTACTAATCCTGGTACTGCTCCATTTTTAAAGAAGTTGTCTTGAAATTTTCTCATGCTTCCAAGAAGTTGCATTGTTCTAAATGCTGGTTTTAATCTAGGAACTCCTCTATAAATGGAATTAAAACTATTTTCTTTTATGTGTATTATTTCATTTACACTATAGTCTATACTGTTATCGAATGTATACTTTTCTATATAAGTATTATCATCAGTATAGATTGTAACTTTTTCTGCTGGTAGATGATATAAATGAGCACCATCAAAATATATAAATATATTACCATCAATTAGTAAGTCAATTATTAGATTTCTTTTAAAAGTACTTACATCTTGAAATGGATTTGGTTCTCTATTTAGTAGTAAATCAACCCTGGATTTACGCAAATTCTTTATAATATCATTTGTGCCCAGTCTTTTATCCCCTACTGAATAAGGAATCTCTGCCACATCATCTACAATCATGTTAACTGCTCTGTTAACAACCTCTAATTCTTCATAAGCATTTTTATAGTTGTTAACGATTTCTCGAGAGTCAACAGTTAAACCCTCGTTTCGAGAGATAATATATTGAGACGGATTGAGTTTTTCCTCCTCCGTTCTGTTATCTCTGCCTAAAATAAAATCATACCATGCCATTGTTTTTTTCTCTTTGTAACTCGACCCATCTTTCTTGTTTCTCTGCGTGTATTAATTTGGGTCGCTTGCCATAAATTGAGTGTAACCTCAAGTGGTGCTGATGACAGAGAGTAACTGCTTTATTATATACCTTATCGTAATTCTCACCGATGAATTGTTCTCGAACATCTAGGATATCTTGCTCATTCTCTATAACTATATTCTTCATGCGTAGCCAAGTCTCTAGTAGTTCGGTCAATCCATAAAAATGGTGAAAATCTAAGTTATCAGTACTTCCACAAATATAACATTTGCTTGCTTTTTTATATTGTGATTTAGCTTTGTCTCTCACATATTTAACTAAATCTCTTTTAAATTTCATATCTAACTCTTAATATGAATTATAGCAAAAAATTGTACCAAAAGTCAAGAATAATTTTTGACAGGTGTTTCTAAAACGAGGTGGCTGTGGTTTCAAATGTATATAGTGCATATCGTAATGCATCAGCCATATGCGATGCTCCATCATGTTTTGGTCTCTCTTTCATCAAATTAGGGTTTGGGTCCCATTGATACTGGTCAAGACACATTAATACTTCTCTACAATTTTGATTCACATACAAATCGTCATTATCAACAATTCCTGCTACATGTCCTATTCCGTCTAATACAGATTTCTTTGCATTAACAGTAGTAATATCATAGTTCTGGGCAAAGTCAAATCTTGTTTGTTGTGCTGCAGAATCTATGTAAATCCAATCAATATTATATTTTTCAATCATCTTTCTTATTTGCATAGCGTGTTGTTCTGTAGTTCTTTCTGAATCTAGATACTCATCTAGGACATAATATTTTTTCTCGTCCCAGTCGTACGCTATTACACAGAATGCAGTAGGGTCTTTGTAACCAACATCAAGCCCAGCAAAGACGTCCATTTTTGAAGTATCAAAATCAGTTAAGTCTGCAATTTGAG